CAACGGCGATTCTCGGCGAACAGCTTGATGCAAAGGGCGTTCTGGTGGAGCGCAATGATGCGGAAACATCGCAGTTTGCTCTTATGTTTGAGTTTGACGGAGACAAGAACCACATCCGTCATGTGCTGTACTGCTGCTCGGCTTCCCGTCCTGCAACCGAGGGTGAGACTACCGAGGAAAGCAAGTCCGTCAAGACGGAGAAGCTGTCCCTCAAGGCATCGGCTCTCCCGAATGGTCTGGTGAAGTCCAAGACCTGCGAAAGCACGGATGAAACCACCTACAACAACTGGTACAATGCGGTCTATATGCCGACTGCCGCAACCAACAACAGCACAGGCACACGTTCCACATCCACCAAGTCCGGCGGTTCTGCCGCAGCAGCAACCGAGTAAGGAGGTACAGCATGGCTATTAAAAAGACGATTACCGTTGACGGTATCGAGGTTCCGTTCAAGGCGAGTGCCGCTGTGCCTCGCCTTTACCGTATCAAGTTCCGCAGGGACATTTACAAGGACTTTGCCGCCCTTCAGACTTCTGTGCAGGAGGGTGACGAGGAAGGCTCTAATCTCGACATCGAGAGCCTTGAGGTGTTCGAGAACATCGCATACATCATGGCGAAACACGCTGATCCGGAGAACGTTCCGGACAATCCGGATGACTGGCTCGAAGCGTTCAACACATTCTCCATCTACGAGGTGCTGCCGCAGCTCATCGAACTGTGGGGACTCAATGTGGAGACACAGGCGGAATCTAAAAAAAACATCGCAAAACTGACCGCCCGATGACAACGCCCCTCTTCCTTCTCCGATGTGTGCAGATCGGGCTGTCCCTCTCGGAGCTTGATCTGCTCACGATCGGAGTTGTGAATGATATGTTCACGGAAAAGGAAAACGACGAATACGACGGCTGGTCGGAGGTCGCTGGACAGGCGGATTTTGATGCGTTCTGATTGACTTTTTCTCCCTGCTGTGCTATAATTCTGTTGTGAAGGAAACATGAAGCTTCCTTCGCTAAATCGGTATTTGGCGAGGCATATATGGAAAAAGCAACAAGAGAAAAACTAGCCAAGATTGCAAAGGATATGGCGCAGGTTCCGTTTCACGGAGATGTTGATGGAATGGCTTCCAATCTTGCGTCGATTGTGCGACTGTTTCCGACATGGAATCTCAGGGAAGCCGACGGGTTATGGTGTGCGGCGTTTGTCTATTATTGCTGCACGACAGCGGGATTCGAAATCCCGTTCAGACCTGAGGAGTGTAAAACCTGTCATCTGGCTGGATGCCTTGGCTGGGAAGAGTTTGCTTTAGGCGATCGGCGGATCGAATACCATAAAGGGCAGGGAGGCTATGTTCCGGAAGCGGGAGACATCGTGCTCTATGACAGGGTGTTCGAAAACAAAGAGCACGACCATATGGGGATCGTCCTTGATAAACGGGAGGGTACGATCCTTGTTGCAGAAGGAAATGTGAACAATATATCCGGAATTATCGAGCGCCCTATTGATGAGCATATCCGTGCGTATATTCGAATTCCGGATGGGTATCGGTATAGAGAAGAGTGACAAATTCTGATTTAGCTTAGTAACTGAATATACACTGAGCAGTCCTTCGGGGCTGCTTTTTTCATGCCCTCACAGAGGAGGTGAAACCGCATGGCAAACAGAATCAAGGGCATCACGGTCGAAATCGGCGGCGATACGACCAAGCTGTCGAAGGCGCTGGAAGGTGTCAACAAAAACATCAAGAACACGCAGACGCAGCTCAAGGATGTACAGAAGCTGCTGAAGCTCAATCCTTCCAACACGGAACTGCTCTCGCAGAAACACAAGCTCCTCGCCGATGCGGTGAAGGCTACCAAAGAAAAGCTGGAAACCCTGAAAACCGCTGCGGAACAGGCAAACACGGCTCTTGCCAACGGCGACATCTCGCAGGAGCAGTATGATGCCATTCAGCGTGAGATCATCGAAACGGAACAGGAGCTGCAGAACCTCCAGCGTGAGGCGGAGGCTTCCAGCACGGCGCTTGCAAAGCTTGGTCAGGCGGGAGAAATGCTTGAAAAAGCCGGTGACAAGATCGCCGATGTCGGTACGACACTGACCGCCCATGTGACCGTTCCCATTGCGGCTGCGGGTACAGCCGCCGTAAAAACAGCAGCGGATTTCGATTCTGCAATGTCGAAGGTCGCTGCTGTATCCGGTGCGACTGGTGATGAACTGGACGCACTGCGTGACAAAGCCCGTGAAATGGGCGCAAAGACCAAGTTCTCCGCTTCCGAGGCTGCCGATGCCATGAACTATATGGCGATGGCGGGCTGGAAAACCGGAGATATGCTGGAAGGTATCGAGGGCATCATGAACCTTGCTGCCGCTTCCGGCGAGGACTTGGCGACAACTTCGGATATTGTAACTGACGCTCTGACCGCTTTCGGCTTAACTGCTGCCGACAGCGGTCATTTTGCTGATGTTCTGGCGGCGGCATCGTCCAATGCAAACACGAACGTCAGCATGATGGGTGAAACCTTCAAATACTGTGCGCCTGTTGCGGGTTCTCTCGGATTCTCCTGCGAGGATACAGCGCAGGCAATCGGTCTGATGGCGAACAGCGGTATCAAGGGTTCGCAGTCCGGTACGGCGCTCCGTGCTATTATGACTGCGCTTGCGGGTGATGTGAAGTTCTGCGGTGAATCCTTCGGCGAAATCGAAATTGCAACGACCAACACCGACGGCTCGATGCGTGAGCTGAATGACATTCTCGCAGACTGTCGTGTGGCTTTTGCGCAGATGTCCGAATCGGAACAGGCATCGGCGGCGCAGGCGCTGGTCGGCAAGAATGCAATGTCCGGCTTCCTTGCGCTGATGAATGCTGCGCCTGCGGATATTCAGAAGCTTGAGGGTGCGATCAGCACTTGTTCCGACGAGATTGACGGCTATAACGGTGTCACGGAAAAGATGGCTGCCGTCATGCAGGATAACCTTGCGGGACAGCTCACCATTCTGAAATCACAGCTTCAGGAGCTTGCCATTTCCTTCGGCGAAATCCTGATGCCCGCAATCCGTGCAATTGTCAGCAAGATTCAGGGGCTTATCGATAAATTCAACGGGCTGTCGCCTGCAACAAAGGAAACCATTGTCAAGGTCGCACTTGTGGCGGCGGCACTCGGACCTCTCCTTGTGGTGGTCGGCAAAACAATGGTCGGTGTGGGCAAGCTGATGCAGCTTGTTGCAAACCTGCCGTCTATCATCGCAGGCGCAAAGGCTGCGTTCACTTCCTTCGGTGCTGCCATCGGCGGTATCAGTGCGCCTGTGGTCGCTGTCATTGCAGTTGTCGCTGCACTGGTGGCGGCTTTTGTGCATTTGTGGCGTACCAATGAGGACTTCCGCAATAAGATCACGGCGATCTGGGAACAGATCAAGAGTATCTTTTCCGGCTTCTGTCAGGGCATTGTTGACCGTATCAACGCGCTGGGCTTCGACTTCAAAAATATCACTGAGGTCATCAAGGCTGTATGGGACGGACTCTGCAAGTTCCTGAAACCAATCTTTGAGGGGCAGTTCCAGCAGATTGCAAATATCTTCAAGGCTGTGACAGACATTATCCTGAGTATTCTGGATATTTTCGTCGGCATCTTCACTGGCGACTGGAGCAGAGTGTGGGACGGAATCAAGGGTATCTTTTCTGCTGTATGGAATTTCATCAAGGATACACTGAAAAATGCGCTGAATATGATCTGCGGTATTTTCGGCACCGATCTTGGTGAAGTGAAGGAATTCTGGGTGAACGTCTGGACGAGCATCAAGAACTTTTTCGTAAATATCTGGAATGGAATCAAGAATTTTGTTTCCGGAGTGCTGAATGCGATCAAAAACTTCTTTACAACAATTTGGACGGGTATCAAGAACTTTTTTGTCGGTACCTGGACGGCGATTTATAACAGCGTATCTGAGAAAATCAACCTCATCAAAACTGTTATCACGGTTGTATGGAACGCCATTCATACAGCGATCAGCACGGTGCTGAATGCGATCTGGTCGGTTATCACAACTGTATGGCAGACCATTTACGACTTTATCTCTCCGCTGCTGGAAGCGTTCAAGTATCTGTTCGAGACGATTTTTGAAGCGATCCACGTTATCATCAGCAGAGTGATGGACTGGATTCACGATAAAATCGTGGAGCGCTGGGAAACCATCAAGGCGGTTGTGACGATCGTTCTGGAGGCTATCAAGAGCGTTATTGAAACCGTATGGAACGCGATTCATACAGCGATCACCACGGTGATGGACGCGATCAGCAATGTTATTTCTACAGTCTGGAACGCGATCTCCGGCTTTATCTCCGGTGTGGTCAATGCAATCTGGTCTGTGATTTCAAGCATCTGGAACAGCATCAAGGATCATATCACAAATACACTGAATGCGATTCATGCGGTCGTATCGACGGTATGGAATGCAATCTCCGGGTTCATTTCCGGTGTGCTGAATACCATTTCTTCCGTCGTTTCTTCTATCTGGAACGGCATCAAGAATACTATCACAAATATCCTGAACACCATTAAAACAACGGTATCGAATATCTGGGACAGCGTGAAAAATGCCGTGATGCAGAAGATCACGGCAATTAAAGGCACTATCGTCAACGGCTTCAATGCTGCGGTGAACTTCATCAAGAACCTTGCATCGCAGGCGTTCCAGTGGGGTGCAGATATTATCAACGGCATCGTCAATGGCATCAAAAACTGTATCGGCAAGGTTGCGGACGCAGTAAAGGGCGTGGCAAACAAGATCAAGTCCTTCCTGCACTTCTCTGTACCTGATGAGGGACCTCTTGCGGATTTCGAGAGCTGGATGCCGGACTTCATGCAGGGACTTGCGGACGGTATCAACGCTAATGCAAATGTTGTAGGCGATGCAGTCAACGGCTTTGCAGGCGGTCTTGCTGAGAAAATCAGCAGTGTGATTCAGAGCGCTCTGTCCAATGTTGTTACATCGGTGCAGGGCTTCATGACGCAGGTGTTTGATACTGTCAAAACGGTCTGGACAAACGCTAATGCTGCGATTGATGCGACAATGGCACAGATCAGCAGCGGTATCACTTCTGGTTGGAAAACAATCGTCAGCACGATCAAAACGGCGCTTGAAAATATCCGCAATATTATCACGACGACATGGAAGGCTGTATCTTCTGTGATCTCCGCAGCGCTGGACGGTATCAAGAAAATCGTCACGACAGTATGGACGGCGCTGAAGAACCTTATCAAAACAGGACAGCTTGACATCAAATCTGTGGTGACAACAACGTGGGAAGCTGTATCCGGCGTAGTTCGGACAGCGGTCAATGCAATCAAATCCGTTGTGCAGGCGGTCTGGGATGCAATGCCGGATACCGTGCGCAGCGCCATGAA